TTACAGGTTCGAATCCTGTCGAGAGTACAAATGACCCCGTAGCTCAATTGGTTAGAGCTTCGCACTTTTAATGCGAAGGTTTCGGGTTCGAGTCCCGATGGGGTCACATTTGCACCTTTAGCTCAGTTGGTTCAGAGCATTTGCCTTACAAGCAAAGGGTCGCTAGTTCGAATCTAGCAAGGTGTACATAAATATATGGTGATGTAGCTCAGTTGGTAGAGCGGAGGCCTGAAGAGCCTCGCGTCATTGGTTCGAATCCAATCATTCACCACATAAATACGCCTGTATCGCATAGTGGCAATTGCAACTGACTGTAAATCAGTTCTCGTTTGAGTTCGGAGGTTCGAGTCCTTCTGCAGGCACACATTGGAATATAGCTCAGTTGGTTAGAGCATTTGACTGATATTCAAAAGGTCGCTGGTTCGAATCCGGCTATTCCAACACAAGGCTCTTTAGGCTAATGGATAAACCTCTTCGCTACGGACGAAGTATTGGACGTTCGAATCGTTCAAGAGCCACATTATGGTACTGTGTCCGACTGGCAAGGTGGAGCTCTGCAAAAGCTCTTATATTGGTTCAAATCCAATCAGTACCTCAAAGATAATATGGGTATAGTGAAATGGTATCATGTCGCTCTCCAAAAGCGTTGTTGTGGGTTCGAATCCTACTACCCATGCAAAAAGTTTCTAAAATAGAAGTAAAATGAAAAGATTCAAATCAGTAAACAATAAAGTGGTAGATGTTATCGAACATACTTTAGAGATAATGAAAATACATCCTAATTTAAAAGTCCATATTGGTACTGATTCTCAAAATGTAGGTTTGGAAACATCATATGTAACGGTAATAGCATATCGTTTTGGTGTAAGAGGAGTTCATTATATCTATACAAAAGAAAAAGTTCCATTGGTTAGAGATATGTTTACAAGATTATTTGATGAATGTTCTCGTACAATAGAAGTTGCAGAATGGTTTACTCAACAAATCAATATTAAAGTTGAAATTGATATGGATTATAATCAGGATGAATTTTCTCAATCTAATAAACTTATAGGAGCGACACGGGGGTGGGCAGTATCATTGGGATATAAAGTAAATGTTAAACCTGATATTCAAATTGCAACTCGTGCCGCAGATTATCATTGTAGATAGAGTATTTATGGTGGTTGTAGCTCAGATGGTTAGAGCAACTGATTGTGGTTCAGTAGGTCATGGGTTCGATTCCCATCAATCACCCAAAGGAAGATTGGCTGAGAGGTCTATAGCGGCACCCTGCTAAGGTGTTGGTCGGGAAACCGGCTCATTGGTTCGAATCCAATATCTTCCGCAAAAAATAAATTTGGAGAATTAAAAAATATTTTGTATATTTACAAACATTACGCCGAAGTGGTGGAATTGGTAGTCACACTGGTTTTAGAAACCAGCGCTATATCAGCAGTGCGAGTTCGAGTCTCGCCTTCGGTACAAATTGTCTTGATAGCTCAGTGGTAGAGCAAGCGGCTGTTAACCGCTAGGTCGTAGGTTCGACCCCTACTCAGGACGCAACCAATATGCTCCGTTCGTCTAATTGGTTCAGGACACTCCCCTTTCACGGGAGAGCTTACGGGTTCGAGTCCCGTACGGAGTACAAATCTATTGCGGGGAAGAGCAAAGGCTGTTCACTGGCCTCATAAGCCAGGGGTTGTGGGTTCGAATCCCACCCCCGCTACAAATGGGCTGTTAGTTCAGTTGGCTAGAACGTCTGATTTGCATTCAGAAGGTCATCGGTTCGACTCCGGTACGGTCCACAAAATGCTTCTTTAGCTCAGTTGGTAGAGCTCCCGCCTTGTAAGCGGATGGTCATTGGTTCGAATCCGATAAGAAGCTCATTTGCGGTAGTAGCTCAGTTGGTAGAGCATAACCTTGCCAAGGTTAGGGTCGCTGGTTCGAATCCAGTTTGCCGCTCCAAGGAATGAAGCCTTACATAGGACGGATTAGCACCGTTGAAAGGAATTCCGGCTCTCACAGGATCGCAACCTTTACTGAGAGTAATCATGCCCCGGAATGCTATGTAGGAGACCCTGCTCTGCTGTGCACGGCATCAGGCGATGGGGAACAAACCATCGGTTACTTCTTGACCATGTTAACGCGCATGGAAGGACCTTCATTCCTATTTTGCGATAATAGCTCAAATGGTAGAGCATCGTCCTTCCAAGTCGGGGGTTGTAGGTTCGAGTCCTACTTATCGCTCAATGGTTCGTTAGTAGAGTTGGGTACAATATCGCACTGTCACTGCGAAGGTCATGGGTTCGATTCCCATACGAACCGCAATGAGTAAGAGATACTCAGCAGTCTAGTCAAAGACTCATTTAATCTATGACCGGTTCTAAAGGGGACATCGTAAACGCCCCTTTCGTGGGAATAAAGGCAGGTAGCAGAGCCTCCCAGTAGCTTGACTGTTTTAATAGGGGATGCCCTGTAGGTTTTATCAATAGGAAAAAACCGGAATGACTACTCACCCCAAATCTCAGGGTGGGGAAACATAGGGGAATATATCAATTGGTTAGATTACGTGCTTTGGGAGCACGAGGTTGTGGGTTCGAGTCCCGCTTCCCCTACAAGGCTTTTCTTTAACATATATTTATATGTAAGATGGACATAAATAAAATTTTCGGTTCGTTTACTAGCGAGGATGATAATATTGTTGCTATTGATTTTACAGAACATCCTACTTACTTGTTAGGACTATTTAAAAAATTAATAATCAACCATGTAAACTTTAAGGTAAAAAACATAGAATTTTTATCTCGACTAGATCCTGAAATGAGCCCAGAAAATATAGGAACTATAGGAGATATAATTATTTTTAATAGGGCATTTTTCCATTTAACCAAAATTAATCCATCTAATGAAGCCCATATTCAGGTAATTGAGCAAAATTATAGCCCTCAACTAATGAATGCTCTAAATATGGCTATATCGTTTTTTGAACCTAGAGAAGAATATGAAAAATGTGCACATATTCTTAAAATTAAAAATATTTTTTTAGAAAATACAAAGTAAACTTGGTTTTACTATTAGTTTTATATACATTATATGTATAAACAATTTTATTATGAAAAACAGAGAAATTATAATGCGAAGATTAGAAAAAGCAGAAGGCAATATTGCTAAATTGTTTTTAATACTCCAACGTGCTGGCTCTAGAGACGAGTTTGAAACTTTTCTTAGGGATACACAAGAAGTTTTGCAAGATGCTAAATCTTTTGTACAACAAGAACCATTAGGCCCAAATGAAATAAACCCATTTTAATAGTTATGAAACTTACAGCAGAACAAATCCAAGAAAATTGGGAATATTTTATTCAACATATTAATACTTGGATATCATCTCCTCGTAAAGAAAAACTACTAGAATTTTACGAGCATTATAAAGATCGTTTAATTCTGATGCCAGCCGCCCACAAAAAAGAATACCACAATGCTTTTCCAGGAGGTTATATTGAACACGTTAATCGCGTTGTAGATTGTGCTCTTAAACTTAATAATTTATGGGGTGAAATGGGAGCAGATTTAAATACATACACAGTTGAAGAACTTGTATTTTCTGCTATTAACCACGATTTAGGTAAAATGGGAGACGAAACAAACGAATCTTATGTTCCCCAAACAGATCAATGGCGCCGAGATAAATTAGGCGAAGATTATATGTTTAACAACAAAGTAGCATTTGCTTCAGTTCCTGATCGCGGTTTATATTTGCTTCAATCTCATGGTATTCAATATTCATTTAATGAGATGATAGCTATTCAAACTCATGATGGTTTATACGATGAAGGTAATAAAAAATATCTTATGACTTATATGCCTGAGCAGAAGCCACGTACTTGTCTTCCTTTTGTATTACATCAAGCAGATTTAATGGCTGCAAGGATTGAGTTTGAGAGAGAATGGTTGCCAAAATTTAAAAATTCCGTGGAGACCCCAAAAAAGAGTTTTACCCTAGATACTAATGCTAAACCAAATTTAAATAAACAGCAAAAAGCATTAAGTACCATAAAAAGTGAAACATTAAAAAATCTATTAGACAATATATGATAGTATTAACAATAGTTTTAGCGTTAATGGTCGTGGTCCTTGGATACACGACCTTTAACCTTTTACACAAAAACGAAAAACAAGAAGATATCCTCACCGGATATATGGTTTATCTAAATAAAATTTCTAAAATTATAGATGAATCAGATAAAAAATTACAAGAAATAGATCATCGAGGTTCTTTTAAAGCAGACGATGAAATTGGCTTTTTCTTTGAAAATGTTAAAAGTATTCAATCTATTCTTAATTCATTTAACGTAAAGAATCTGTAATGGCTGTATATTTTACTCAAAAGACAGAGGATGCTATTGTACGATATAATAATGAGATTGATTTCTCAATTAAGAGTAAAATATATGAATATGAAATTCATCCTGCTTTTTTTAAGTTAACAGAAAATATCGTACATACTTTTAAATTTTATTACACTGAAGTTGAAAATATTGAGGATTTGCAACATGAAGTAATAATATTTCTTTTGTCTAAGATACATTTGTTTGATCCTTCTAAAGGGGCTAAAGCATATTCTTATTTTGGGACTATAGCAAAACGTTATTTAATATTAGATAATCAAAAAAATTATAAAAAAAGAGTAGAAACTGCTCCTGTAGAAGAAATAAATGATGATTCTAAACATTCATATGAATTAGATCTTTCATCATCTAATTTATCTGTGTTTATGGATGAGTATATAAATTATTGTACTCAAAATATATATAAAATTTTTCCTAGAGAAGGAGATGCTAGAATAGCAGATGCTGTTTTAGAGTTATTTCGTAAAAGAGAACATTTAACTATTTTTAATAAAAAAGCGTTATATATATATGTTCGTGAAATAATAGATGCTAAAACACCTAAAATAACTAAAGTATCTAATAAACTTTACGAAATATTTAAACATAATTATCTTTTTTATAAAGAAAACGGCTATATAAACTTTCAATAGTCCTATATTTATGATAAAAATATGGGACAATTAGATTCAGTCGTTTTTAAAAATGTAAAATTTTCCGATTTATTAGAGGAAATTCATTCTAATCAAAAGAAAAAAGATAAGCAAATATCTACTCTTAT